CGTAACCAGCTACCCTTGCCATAATGTGCCTCCTTTAACTCCAAACTTGAAGTTCAAACTCGGTTGATAAATACACTATGCCGCCCCACACGGTGTTACCTATGCCCAGGTTGCGGGCCAGCTTGCTTGCTGAACAGGAACCGTTAAGTGTATTGTCGCCATTAACGGCGGCAAATATGCTCTTGGCCCCAGCGGGTTCTATGTAATCCAACATGTTGTTAAACGCACTTGGCGTATCCTGTTTAGCCAGGCACACCACAATACGGAACACGCAATCGTAATCGGGGTCATAAGTCGTGGCATAACTGCTGGGCCCCAAAAGCACCAGGGCACACGGGAGTTCCAGCTTATCCTCTAATTGCTTTGGGGCGTAAACCCGTAGCCCCGCTATGGTGTCAAGCCTGGTTTTAATCCCGTCGCCTATCGCTTCAATCCCCACGGCAAATACTCTCCGCTATCTTTTTGGCTATATCGTCACCCTCTTTGGCGGCCCAAGTTTTAATGACCTTCACCGCATAACCCAGCATGCCCAGGCCAAACATCTTGCGGCCACCTTCCATGTGGCGGCTCTCCATATTCTTGGTGCCATATTCCACAAAGCTGGCATACTGCACGTTGGTGCCTACCTCGGCACCCATGCCCAGGAAGCGGTGTGTCATGCTGGCCCGTAACCGTCCCGTATCAACCACGGTAGCCTTTTTGGCTTCACCTTCAAGCCGCAAGGCTATATTGTGCACGCCGTCCTCGGCGGGCTTCTTTACGTTATCTCCGTCCTGTAGGTTCTTAAACAGGCTCACGCCCTTAATTATGGTGGCCAGCACCGCTAACCCCGCCATTACACCCTCCGCCTGTAGCGGTCAATTATCTTGGCCACGTCGGGGTCTTCGTCCTTGTAAACGATCAGCATGCCAGTTTCGGGGCTACCCACCACGTCCTGGAAAGCACTATCCTTACGTTTCCATGCCCGCATGGCCAGCATCAGCGTAGCTTGCCATATCATTTGCGGGTATTCGTAGCTGTAAATCGGCGTGTTAAGTATATGGGCCGCCGCCGTGGTGCCGTTAACTCCCCGCCTTATCACAACGTTGGTGCCATCGGTAACAGTCTTAATATAAACCTGTTCGCTTTCAATGCGTAACGTCATGCCCGCACCCCAGGCGGCTGTAGCGGTAACGGTTAAGGTTGTATCGCCTATGGCCAGCGGGTTATTCTGCACCGTTTGGCCCGTGGTTACGTAAGGCGTAGCGTTGTAGCCGTCGCCGTAGCCGAATACGCCCGTTATCTCCACGCCCTTCTTGGTGCCACTGGCAAAAGAACCATAGTCACCGTTATTGCCAATCTCAATCCAGCTTTTGGGGTAGCGATTAAGCGGGTATAGCACATAATCGGTAATGGCCATCGTGCTTTCGTAAATGCCGTCGCCGTCCTCGTCCAGCTTAAGCGTGGTTATGCCCAATATGTCGTCAATGTCCATTAACCTGGTGGCCCCATCGTAATATCTAATGCCTTCCCAGCAATAAAAAAAACGTTCACACCGTTTGTCCAGGTAGCGGCTGGCCGCTTCCAGTAAACGGCGGAACCGCACTTGTTCGGTATTCACTGTAAGGTCGGCAAACTCGCTACTCTTAAAGGTGGTTACATCAGCATAGGCGTTCATACTGGCACTCCTTCTTGCATGTTAGGCCACCCGCAAAACGGGCAATGTAGCTGGCCGTCCTCATTCTTACTTAAACTCCACCCGCACTCAGGGCAATCGGTAAGCGGTTCGGGGTTTATTTCTTTGGCTTCCTTAATCCAGGCTTTCATTTCGTCAAACGCCGCCATTATGCCGCCGCCTCCACCCTACTGTGCTGTGAGAGCATCTTATAAACGATGAACCACCTAATAGCACCAGTATTGGCGGCACTAAAGGTGGCCTGTAATGTGCCTGGTGTAAGCAACCACGGCAACATTAAAGCGGGAATAATAACGGAACCAGCCGTTATGGGAGTGAATACACCCAGGGCCGCATTGCTTATGTAATAGGTAGTCCCAACGGCATCATTTTCAATCGCCACCGCCGTAGATAATGCTATATCGGCGGCGGGGGCGGTGCAAGCATGCTGTATCGTGCAAGTGCAAACGTTCGCCCCTATTACAGTGCTTACAAGCCCATAGAAATGCGTAACGAGAATGGGCCCGTTGGCAATAGTAAACAGGTTGTCGTCGCCGTTGGGCACGGTTCCGTCCGTTTTTTCCAGAGTTTCCTCAAAGCCTTTAGCGTGCATTACTGTCATTGTAGCCTCCTGTGGGGTATGGTATTTCCTGTGGTGGGCGACCCCGTCATGGAACCGCCCACCTTAAGGAGGTAACGCCCCGCCCTTACGGACGAGCATTACACTTAATTAGCAAACGTGCCGATACCGTAAACCACGCCCGTGGCGGCGGTTAATATACGGCACAGGTATATTCTGGTTGTTGTGGTCAATGCTGTCATGGTTCCCGTCATTGTCCATTGCGTGCTGGCATCGGTGGTAAGCGTAACTGTTTGGTTTCCCGTGTTAACGTAGGTAAACAAGAAAGACGTGCCCGCCACCCAGCCTGGTATGAGGGCCACCACAGCCGCCACCGTTGGCATAACAGGTGCGATAGCCCCTGTGTTGGTGGCATCAATCACATACCCGCCCACCACCTCAGCGGCGGTCAGGGTATAGCCAGCGGCGGAGGTCTTGGCCGTTACCGTTGTTAACGGGAACGACAGGCCGCTTAAAATTAAGGGCAACGTGGTTAATCTTAAAAAGCCCTCGCCCGCATCATACTTAATTGAACCGTTGGGGCCAACTACGTCTAAATCCACATCTACCGTAGCGTCACTCCCTCCGAATTGAACCTTATGTCTTTTGAACCAGGCAATAAGGCCCGCACCCGTTTTGTCCTTGCTTCGGTCAAACAGGGCAACGTTATCATCGTCTACGTGTAAAGCTATGTTCTTACTGTTAATATCCATGTGGCCACCTCCAATGTGTGGGCGGGCGGGGTTACTCCGCTTGAACGGCCCCGCCCACCCTTTAGCAAAAGTTATCCATGTTTAGGCCGTAACGATAAAGGCACCGTCGTCAATCGGCACATAGAACAGTATCCACCGCCACGCACCGTTGGCCGCCGTGGCCACCAGGCCGATAACGCCATTGTTCATTACGATACCCTTGCCGCTGGTGGAACCCAGCACGTTTACCTCAACGTGCCCACCCAGCGGGCCAGTTGCGGGTGCACCGACTACCACCGCCACATCACCGACTACAGAAGCGGTGCCCAGGTCGGTTGTAGCCGTAATGGCACTATTGGCACCAGTGGCCGCCGTTGGGTTCAACTCAAACGACATGGTATTAGCCACACCGCCGTGGGTTGTGGTGCATACGCCTAGCAAGCCTGTCACCAGGACAAGCCCGCCAGCTATGGTAAACATCGGAAGCCCAGGGGTAGCCGTAATGGCTATTGCCTGGGCGGCCCGTTCTACCTTAATGCCCATCAGGAGTTTTCGTAGGGCTTTCCCCTCGTCAAAGTTCGCCATTGTTTTTGCCTCCTTGCTTTATTTAGTAAATACTCCGTGCGGTCTTACGTTCCGCTACGGTCAGGCGATTTGAAAGTGGGCGGGCCCTTAACCATCTTGTCCCGCCCTGGGCGGGCCAGGGCCCTGTGGACAGCATCACTATCCACCACCCTAACCCGCCGCTTGGTTTTCTTTTTGTCGCTACCTTCCTTAACCATGCCTCACCTACACGATGGCGGACGGCATTACGTTCTGTGCATAGCGTGGCCAATGCCCGATGGCGATAGCCGTTACTATGCCCGCCGTGCCGCTGGCATCAAGCACTGGTGTGGCCCACTGGTAGTGAACCCCAGCAACCAGCATGTCCTGTGCGTCCCATTCAAAAACATACATACCGCTACGTATGTATGCCTCGGTCAGGGTGCACGTGGCCGCCGCCACAGGGGCACTCAGCACGTCAGAGGTGGTGGAAGCCACGTCAGTGAGGGTATATCGGTAACTGAACGTGATGGCCGCCGTTTCAACCCCGTTGGTGGCACCCGCCATGATGGTTACAATGCCAGCACCTGCACAGGCAACATCGCCCACCAGGATTAGGGCTACATGGTCATACTTGGCCATGTTAATGCTGTCCATACTCATACCAGCATTGTAGTTATCAGCCACAATGATGGTTTCGTAGATGATGGCGTGGGTCTGTGAAAATCTTGCGTGTGGCACTTTACTGCCTCCCTTATTTTATTTTGTGGGCACGTAGGGCCCCAGGTCGGCTTATGCTCGGACGGCCAGGACTACAAACGGGCTCAAGGTTGCCGTGCCCCGTTTCGGGGTCAGGTCGCTTAACCACCACGGTTGCCCGTCGTAGCGTAGCACCCAGCGGAAGCACGTCTCGTCGTAGTCAAAGCGGAGGTGTATGCTGGTGGCCGTCTTTAGCCCTCCACCCGCCTTCTCGGCTACCAGGTATTGGCTAAAGTCTGCCAGGCCGATGTCGCCCTGTGTCCCCAGGGCTTGCATCTTCTCGCACAGCATAAGGGGTCGGCCCATCAATGTGCCGAATGGGGTATTTGCCGCACCATTGGCTGGTAGCCATACGGGAACGCCGCCAGTGCCCACGGCCATAGACATGGTTGCCAGTTGAGGGAAGCACTCATTGTTGGCTACCCAAATGGCGTTACGCATGCTGGACGGGTGTAAACGACTCCACATTTTGGCTATGTTCTGCCACACGATGGTGGCGGCGGGCTGGCCCACCTCAATCGCCTGGGCTATCAGGCTGGGGTTACCAGCGTTGAACGCACCCAGCGGGCGGCCCACACCTGTGCCCATCAGGTAATCGTCGTCCTCCTCAAACGCTATTGCCGTGGCAAAAAGGGTGTTGAGGACGGGCACAACGGAGATAGGGCTGTCTTCCAGCAGTTCATCGGTCATGTAAACCAGGCCCGTTAGCTTGTGGAGAGTTAAGGCCACTTGACCCAGGGCTGGTTTGCTGGCGGTTTTCTGTGCCGCTTCACCCGTGCGGTAAGGTATAATCCCGCCAAAGTAGTTGGTGCTGTGGTTGCTATCAACGATAGCGGGTATGGTAATGCGGTTCGTCTGCATAGGTATCCTGGTTGCACGGTTGCCGACGACGGTCATTTCCAGCTTGGTTTGTAGCAGTTCGGCCCGAAACTCCACGGGCACCAGGTAACCGCCCTGGGCCATGTCGCCTTCCTCCATGTGGCCAGTGGTCTTGATTACCGCATTGTTATAAGCCTTTAGCTTATCCAGGTGTTGGGTTCCATACCACTTGGCACCTTTACCCGCTACAGCGGCGGCAAACTCACCGAAGTCTTCAAACGTGCCCTTTGGGTCAAGAATTATCCTGTCCTCGGGGCTTGAAATAATCTCAACTTCGGGGTCGCCCTTCCCACTGTGCTCGGGTGGGTCACCAGGGGTAAACTTGCGGGTAGCGTCCAGGGCCCCACTTTCCTTAAGGGCCACGGCCACGGTTTCCGCTATTTCCTGTTTTTCCTCTTTTGTTAATGGCATCGTTTTTCCTCCGTTTATTTCGGTATTCTTTTGCCTTTGAGTTGGGCAACAACCAGGCTGGCTACCTCTGCCACGTCCTGAGCCCGCTGTCTTGCCTGTTCGGCGGGGTTAGGCCGTGTTGGCT